AGTAACTTTTCCAACAATTAAAACATATGGTGATCCAGAACAACCTTATATGATTTCTTGGAATGAAGCAGGTCAAAAATGGACAGCAACAGATCCAGAAAATCCAGTAAACAATTTAAATTGGGATGCATCAGCTCTAGCTTGGGTATCCGCATAATTTATCTAAATCAATTTTTTTAATTTTATATAACTTTTGTTTTAAATTCTTATAATTAAGAATAAAAAGTTAATAAATGAATTTAACAAACTATTATTGGTATTTTAAATCAGCTATCCCATCACATATTTGTGATGATATTTCTAAATACGGAAAACAACTCCAAGATCAAATGGCGATCACTGGTGGTTATAGTGATTCTAAAAAATTAAATAAAAAACAAGTTATAGATTTAAAAAAGAAAAGAGATTCAGATATTGTTTGGATGAGTGATAGGTGGGTTTATAATGAGATTCAACCTTACATACATCAAGCAAATGCAGCAGCGGGATGGAATTTTAATTGGGATTATTCAGAATCTTGTCAATTTACAAAATATAAAAAAGGACAGTATTATGATTGGCATTGCGATAGCTGGGATCAACCTTATCAAAGACAACAAGGTGATCCATCGCACGGTAAAATTAGAAAATTATCTGTAACGGTTACTTTATCCGATCCAAAAGATTATAAAGGTGGAGAATTAGAATTTGATTTTAGAAATCTAGATCCAGATAAAAAAAAAAATGTTAAAAAATGCACTGAAATTTTACCAAAAGGATCTTTAGTTGTATTTCCTTCTTTTGTATGGCATAGAATATGTCCTATAAAAAGTGGAGAAAGAAACAGTTTGGTTATTTGGAATTTAGGGTACCCATTTCAATAAAAAGAAAATATGAAAAAGAAAAGAATTAAAAAACTTAACTACCCTCAAAAATTAAATAGGGAAGATTATTTTAAATGTCCTATCTGGTTTGCAGACGAACCTAAATTTGTTGATGATTTAAACAAAGCATCTGATAAATATATAGATGCATCTAAAAAAACTCTTCAACCAGATATAGATAAAAGAAACAAAGCTAATAAAACTACAGGTGATCTAGGAAGTGTTTATCATTCAACAACTTTAATAGGTGACCTTAAATTTAAAGAATTACAAGATTATATTGGAGCAACATCATATAATTTATTAATGGAAATGGGTTTTGATTTGCGTGGTCATCAAGTATTTACTACAGAAATGTGGGTACAAGAATTTGCTAAAGATGGTGGTGGACATCACACTTTACATACACATTGGAATGGACATATGTCTGGTTTTTATTTTTTAAAAGCTAGTGAGAAAACATCAATGCCTTTATTTGAAGATCCAAGAGCTGGTAATGTTATGAATTTATTACCTGAAAAAGATAAAACAAAAGTAACTTATGCTAGTTCAGCTATACATTATAAATGTAAACCGGGTCGAATAATATTCTTTCCATCATATATGCCCCATCAATATATAGTTGATATGGGCATAGATCCGTTTAGATTTATTCATTTCAACTGCCAAGCAATACCAAAAGGAGTATTAAATGTCGTTTAAGAAAAATAAGTATACAGTATTAAAGAAAGCTATCTCACCTGAGTTAGCAGCTTTTGTTTATAAATATTTTTTAAACAAAAAAAACACAGCAAGGTTTTTATTTGATCAAAAATACCTGTCTCCATTTAACACAGAGTATGGTGTATGGAATGATGAACAAGTACCAAACACTTATTCACATTATAGTGATCTGGCAATGGAAACTTTGTTACAAGAAGTTAAACCTGTTATGGAAAAACACACTAATTTAAAACTCAGTGAAACATATTCTTATGCAAGAATTTATAAAAAAGGAGATGTCCTAGCTAGACACAAAGATAGATATTCATGTGAGGTATCTACTACATTGAATTTAGGGGGTGAGCCATGGCCTATATATTTAGACCCAACTGGAAGAACCGGTCAAGCTGGAATAGAAGTTAATCTTGATCCAGGGGATATGCTAATTTATTCTGGTTGTGAACTAGAGCATTGGCGTGAAGAATTTAAAGGTAAAGATTGTGGACAAGTGTTTTTACACTACAATAAAACAAGTTCTAAAACAGCTAAAGCTAATCAATTTGATGGAAGACCATTTATTGGTTTACCTAATTGGTTTAAAGGCTTTACCGTACCTAAAAAGTAAGATATATAATACTCTCGGAGTATAAGACCACCACTCTTATACTCCTTATATTTTAGTATAATTTTATAATTTTTGTTATATAATAATAATTATGCCTTTAACTCAATTAAATTTTCAACCTGGAATAGATACTGAAAACACTGCAACTGGTGCAGAAGGTAAATGGATTGATTGTGATAAAGTAAGATTTCGTAAAGGACTTCCTCAAAAAATAGGTGGTTGGACTAAATTTAGTGAAGCTTATTATATTGGAGTAGGAAGAGCTTTAGAACAATGGTTTGCTTTAGACGGATCTCGTTATGAAGCTTTAGGAACTAATCGTAAAGTTTATGCTTTTTCAGCAGGAACAAATCAAGATATTACTCCTATAAGAGAAACAGCTACTCTTGTTAATGCTATTACTACTACAAATACAAGTGCTACTTTAACTATTTCAGATAGTGCACACGGAGCTGATGTAGGTGATTTTGTAACTTTAAGTAGTGTAAGTGCAAATGTTGGTGGAATTTTATCAACTGTTCTTGATGCTGAATATGAAATTTTAACTATAACAAATGTGGATGCTTATACTATTTTAAGTAGTGCAACAGCAACTTCTACAGTTGGTCCTACTGCAAATTGTACTGCTAATTATCAATTAAATATAGGTCCAAGTGAACAAACTTTTGGATACGGTTGGGGATCAGGAGCTTGGAGTGCCAGTACTTGGGGAACAGCTAGAAGTACTTCTAATGTAACAATTGATGCAAGGTTATGGTCTATCAATAATTGGGGTGAAGATTTAGTTATTACTCAAAAAGATGGTGGAACATACGAATGGGATACTTCAGGAGGAATGAGTGGTAATAGAGCTACTGTAATTGCTAATGCTCCAACTAATTCTACTTTATCAATGATATCAACAGAAACTAGACACGTTGTATGTATGGGAACAGAAACACAAATTGCAAATGTTGCTTCTCAAGATAAAATGTTTATACGTTGGTCTGATCAAGAAAATTATAATCAATGGACACCTAATGTAACTAACTCTGCAGGATCACAAAGAATAGCTGGTGGAAGTGAAATTAGATGTGCAAGACCTGCTAAAGGAACTATATTAGTATGGACAGATACTACAATGCAATCAATGTCATTTATTGGTCCTCCTTTTATATTTGGATTTAGACAACTAGGTAATGACTGTGGAGCTGTCGGATTAAATTCTGCAATGGTAATAGATGATGTAGCTTACTGGATGTCAGATGGACAATTCTTTAGATACGCCGGCTCTGTTCAAGAAATACCTTGTCCTATATTAAATCATGTATTTGATAATATTAATAAAACTCAATATGCGCAAGTTTATGCTGCACAAAATTCTAACTTCTCTGAAGTAATATGGTATTATTGTTCAAGTACTGCTGATCAATGTGATCGTTATGTAATTTATAATTATCTAGAAAACTCTTGGTATTTTGGAACTATGGATAGAAGTACTTATCAAGATAATGGAGTTGAATTAAATCCTTTAGCTACAGAGTATTTTGCTAATTCTAATGCAACTACTTTTAGTACAATTAATGGAGTAACTCAAGGAAGAAGTATATTATATGCTCAAGAATCAGGAGTAAATGCTGATGGAGCAGCACTAGCTGCTTATATTCAATCAGGTGATGGAGATATTGCTGATGGTGAAACTTTTAGCTTTATTAATAAAGTTATACCTGATTTTCAAAATCAAGTTGGAAATGCTATTCTTACTTTAAGTGTTAAAGACTATCCTAATGATACAGCAACAGTAGGAGAAACATTGACAGTGAGCAATACGACTGGATATATTAATACTCGTATTCGTGGTAGACAATCTAATATAAAAATAGAAAATACTGCTATTGGAGATAGCTGGAGATTTGGTACTTTAAGAGTAAATATAAAACAAGATGGAAAAAGATAAATATACCATAAGACCAGCTCGAATATCTGATGCTGTTAGAATAAGAGAACTGTTGAAAACGTGGCTTACAGAGGCTCCGTTTAACTTTGGAAACACTAATAATACTAAAGCTTTAGAGAATATAGTATTTTACATTAAGAATAGTTTTGTTATAGTAGTAGAATATGAAAATATTATTATAGGAACATTAGCTGCAACAGTTGATGAGACATGGTATAGTGACAAAAAGTTCATGAGAACTTTA